AAGCAATATTATTAAACTAAGAACTTCTGGTTTAGAGGACATAGTAATCTAATGTACATAGAAGATTTACTTCAGTATCTTTATACTAATTATAGTATAAACCTAAATAGTATTGATCGACCTATTATTCAAAGTTTTGTAATTCAATTGTCTATAGGTAAAAAAATTACCGAAAAACAAGGAAATTTGATCATAAAATTCCTCCAAAAATACAAACCAAAGATTAACTCTGGTCTAGGTTACGACGTGTCAGCTTTTTTAGATAACCCTCAGTTTAAAGAGGCGTTTAGAACAATAAATTATCAACGATCTATGTCAGTTGTCGATCACCCCACTTATAAAAGAGCCATAAAAGTGGAGTTTCCATATAACAACGATATCATTGAACATATTAGAAAAGAGAGCCGAACTAATCCAGCATGTGTAAAAAACACATATTACGATAACGATGAAAGATGTTGGTATTTTTCTCTAAAAGAAAGCTTAATTACATATTTGATACAACTAATTCAAGAATTTAATTTTCAGATCGATGACGAATTAACTGAATATGTTACTCAAATAGGTGAAATACAAAAAAACATTGAACTCTATTTGCCGACATTGATTAAACATCAGAATAATTATGAAATAATAAATTTACCATCGAATATACAATTACCAAAACTAGAAAATTTAGAAGAGGCCCTGTTTACTGCAAGAAAATATGGAGTAACAGTGTGGGACAATACCATAGAAAATGAATTTACTAATAGTGGTATTGACGAAACTACAATAAAATTTCTAAAAACAGAACCGACTGAAATTTTTAACTTTGATTTAACTGACTCGAATATACATCCTATCGGAAATATCATAAAAAATCTTCTTCCATGTTTGGTTATAATCCCCGGTGGCTCAGAAATACAAAAATTATCATTAGCAGTAGAATTTTTTAATTCGATAAACATTGAAAATTCAAATATGTCTGTTCTTTTTAGGTTACAAAATTCTACCGATTCCGATTTCAACCAATTTGTAAAAAATAACGGATTAAATTCTCCTTTATCAGACGAAACAAAAGTTGTATTCTTAAGTCAACATGTTCCTAAAACAATTTTATCACCTTTAAAACAATTTAATTCTTTACTAAATTTTAATTACATAAATGTCCACTATAAATTGGCCTCTTTGATACGAACACAAGAAAATGTTATTAATATTTTAGAAAAATCTACACAACGGAGACTTAATTTTGCCAACTTGTAAAATTATAATTAAAGATGAAATCAATGTTAAGATAGAAAATTTAGATCTTGATACAAGAAAATCATTGGTAAAAAAATTTAAGTATGAAGACCCTACTGCACGGTATCGACCTGCATATAGATTAGGTCGATGGGACGGATCTATATCATTTTTTGGAATAGGCGGGACCACATATCTTTCGATGTTACCACAAGTTTTAGAATTTTTAGAAGAACAAAACTATTACATTGACCTTGAAGATCTGAGAATAGCAAGTGACTTAAAATTTACCGAAATTTCTGAAGATTTTTGGGGTGAAAAATGCTGGCCTAAAGGACATAGGTTTGAAGGACATCCTATCCGTCTACGTGACGACCAAGTTGAAGTTATTAATAAGTTTTTAGAAAATCCGCAATGCCTACAAGAAATTGCTACTGGTTTCGGAAAAACTATAACTACCGCAACTTTGGCAAAAATTTGTGAAAAATATGGAAAAACTGTCACAATTGTGCCTAACAAAAGCCTTGTTGAACAGACTGAGGAAGATTTTATTAATTGCGGTTTAGACGTTGGTGTTTATTACGGTGATAGAAAAGATTTAACAAAAACGCATACTATTTGCACATGGCAAAGTTTGAATATTTTGGATAAAAAATCCAAAGATGACGAAGTTGATGCATTAAAATTAGCTGAATTTTTGGATGGAATTCGATGTGTAATGGTCGATGAAGTTCACATGGCTAAAGCTGAAGTTCTTAAAAAAATCCTAACACAAAATTTATCTAACGCACCTATTCGTTGGGGACTTACTGGCACCATTCCTAAGCAAGATTTTGAATATCAAGCATTGAGAGCTAGTCTGGGCGATGTAGTGCATCGTGTTTCTGCACATGAACTACAAGCTAAAGGAGTTCTATCTAATTGTCATGTAAACATTGTACAAACCGCAGAATGGAAAGAATTTGGTAGTTATGCAGAAGAACTAAAATACCTAGTCACTGACCAAACTCGAATGAAATGGGTGAGCAATTTAATAAAAACTATTTCAGAGTCAGGAAACACACTAATTTTAGTTGACAGGATAGAGAGTGGTGAATTTATAATTAATGAAATACCCGATAGCGTTTTTATATCAGGTCGTGTAAAAACAAAAGATCGAAAAGAAGAATACGATGAGATTAAAACTGCTAATAACAAGATTATTGTGGCGACTTATGGTGTGGCCGCTGTGGGTATTAATATTCCTAGGATTTTTAATTTGGTTCTTTTGGAGCCCGGAAAGAGCTTTGTTCGCGTTATCCAATCTATTGGACGAGGTATCCGCAAAGCTCAAGACAAAGACTTTGTTCAAATCTGGGACGTAACAAGCACTGCAAAGTTTGCCAAGAGACACCTAAGCAAACGCAAAAAGTTTTATGATGATGCAAACTATCCGTACGAAACAATAAAGGTACAGTACAAATGAATATTTTAACAGTAGATAACAAGTCATATGACTTAGACAGACTTCCGGAGGAAATTGACGAAGACCTGCGATATGGGGTACTTGATTACAGTAATCCAGCTGAAGTTGATTACATGTTTGTTCCTCTAGTCTTCTTAGAAAGTTTTAGTTGCCCCGCGGCAGTACTACGCATTGGCAACCGAGAAGTAAAAGTCCCGCTTGACTGGTCATTGGTCATTGGCGAACCTGATCATGGCGAGCCTGAAGTTATCAATGTTATGAGCATTAACGATCGCGGATTTAGTACATTCATCTTTAATCCTATCAATGGCTACAAACCAGAATGGCAAAAGGTAGAAGTTATTAACATCTACCAAGAAGTTAAATGGTACGTACCAAAGCTAAAGTTTGGTCACTTACTAGCAGTCCCGCTTGAAGGCGGCGAGTCACCGCAATGCGCTTTCTTTGTCAAAGAAACAAATAAGATTCCAGAAGTACTTGACCTTAACAAGATTTGGTTTTAATATACAGCATGGCTACTAAAAAGAAAGCACCAGCAACAGCAAAGTATCAACTGCCTATTGAACAAGTAATGGCAGCAGTTGATCTACGCAACGGTGATTATTATAGCAAGCTAGACGATGATGGGCTCAAGGCGCTTAGTACATACATGGCCCAACGTTGGGCAAGCCAAGTACAAGGGACACAAGAGATCCAAGAGCACTACTTAACAATGGTTAATGACCTAAGTAATCTTGACTATGTGTCAGTTGGTAGCGCCCATGACGAGCTACGTTGGCGAGCACTTGCACTATGCGGGCTTGGCCAAAAGATGCGCCACGAGTTTATCCCTCCTAAAGGTGCAAAGAAAGATAAGCTAACAGCTTGGCTAATCGAACAGTTCCCGTCGCTCAGCGATGATGAAATTGATCTATTCAAAGAACTTAATGGTACAGATGGCTTAGAAGAAATGGCTGTATCTAAAAATACTACTAAAACCGAATTGAAGGATTTGTTTAAATAACTATGTCGGATTATCAATGTCGCTTTTGTGGAAAAGCCTTCACCCGCGAAAGGACCTTGAGCAGCCACATGTGCGAAAAGAAACGCAGGTGGATGAGCAAGGATGATCCTGAATGTCGTATTGCCTTTTCTGTGTGGCAGGACTTTATGAAGTACGTAAGTCCCAACACCAAAAAAGAAAAAACAGTCAACGACTTTATAAGGAGTGCTGACTATATTGGGTTTGTAAAATTTGCCAACTACTTAATTGAATTGCGCCCAGTTGAAGGAGACAAGTTTGTACAGTGGCTCTTCAAGATGGGAGTTAAATTAACTGATTGGACAAAGCCAGGCACCTACCAGTTGTATGTTCAAGAAGCTGCTAAAAAAGAAACAGCAGAACGTGCATTAGAAAGAACAGTCATTCTAATGAACACTTGGGCAGAGCAAACTGGTAATAGATGGGAAGATTTCTTTCAAAGAGTTGCGCCAGCAACAGGTATGAATATGATAACTACAGGGCGTATTAGCCCGTGGATAATTTATTCAACTGATGAAGCACAATATCTTCTTGATAGGATGGAGCCTGGACAAATTGACACAATTACAAAGCATGTGGACACAGAATGGTGGAAAAACAAAATAAAACAAAACAAAAAAAGCGCACAGTGGATCAACACGACTATGAAGCAGGCTCTCGCTACGCACAGCTAGAAGAGAGAATCGTTGTTGTACTTGAACTACTTGACCAAATGACCAGAGAAGTACACGAGCTTAGACAACAGCAGTCAGATCTTATGACTATGGTTGAGCAGGTGTATAGACATAAGAGGATTTAATGAACTTACCAGACGTAGACATTGATTTTGCTGACAGAGAGCAAGTACTACGGTTATTAAAACACGTACCGGCAATGCAACGGATGCCAAATGGTACACGACAAAAGCACAAGACTGGAGTTTATTTTCATCCAGTTCCTACAAACCCATTCACAGGTTGGTGCGACCTAGATTACAAAGAAGCTGAAGAACTAGGTTTCTTCAAAGTAGACTTGCTTAATGTGAGTTTGTACCAACAAGTAAAAAGCAAAGAGCATCTTGAACAACTAGCACAACAGGAGCCATTATGGGATTTATTGCTAGACGACCAATTTGTAAGTCTGTTATTTCATTTGAACGGGCACCAGGATGTACTGAAGAAGACTTGCCCTACTTCCGTGGAACAATTAGCTGCCGTCCTTGCTATGATTCGTCCAGCGAAGCGTTATTTGATTGGGAAGCCTTGGACGACGATTATGAAGGAAGTATGGACGAAGCCAGAGAATGGTGAGTACTA